AGCACCTGATCATCACGCCCGTTCGATCTGGCTTGTTGAAGAAGTTCAGGGTGGGATCATTAAAGAAGGTTAAGGGCTGAGCAAAGAACTCAAGCGTTCCTCCTGGAACGGAATCATCCAGCACCAGGCCAGTCAAGTTACCAGCGGAGGCAGTAGCAGAGATGATGCGAGCGTATCCCGATTCAGTGGTCAACACATCGTGGTTGACAGCCACTAGATCACCGACTCTACAGACCAGGTTCTCAATGTCTGCTGTCCCAGAGTAGAACTCCAATCGCTCACGTGCCTGCTTCAAGTCAAACAAAGCTCGACGAGTCGCATCCCCGGAGTTATTGATTGTGTCATACCTTATGTCCTCCAACCTGACTCCACCAGTCTGTACAGCCGGGTCTAGCACTATCATCTCGGTTTCGACATACAAGTTACTGGCGTCGTCGAACTTGACTCTTATACCGTCAACGTAGGGGTGGAAGCTCTTGGTCCACTGGAAGCTCTGCAGGTTCCTAGGTGTGAAGATCTGCGTGGGAACCAGTCCAGTCCTATCGAAGTCCATCGCGACGCCCCATGTCTCCGACTGGATAGGCTTGGCATATCCCGCTGCTGCGATTATCTTTAGGACGTCCATCTGCTTCATGCCCTGGACCACAGCATTGATCGTATAGCCATTGGCGTCGCAGGCGTTGCGCCAATTAGTCAGTGAGTCGACCTGATAGGATCGTAGAGGAAAAGCTCCCAGCGGTCCAGCCAATACGTCATAGTAGTGGTCCGCAGGGTTCTGGGACTGTATCGTAACGCCCGGGTTCCCCCACACGATGCCATCCACCAATCCAGCGGCGTCACAGCTCAATTGCTGGATGGATCTTCCGGTAGCTTTGACAGCGACTGTTGCAATAGGTGCGTTAGGTCCAACGGGGTTCTGGTTCCAGATCGAGGTGTGCCTAATGATTAGTGCCTTGTGATGCAGTGACCCTTGACTCTCGATCCAGTGAGACACAAAGGTATTGTCATAGTACCACCCAAACAGGTCGTAGACGAACGTGGTAGAACCGTTGTTATAGGTGTACGTTGGGACGGTGAAGCCGGGGTCTTGAATTCCTTGTGACCTCCTGACCTCCACTTCATAAGAGCCGCGGGGAAAGACCGCTGGATCCAAATAGAACTCCACGCGGTCAGAGAACATCGACATGTTTCTCACACCCGTGGAACCGAAGTTGGCGTCGTAATAGTACGTGGCGCCAGAGCCCGTGTAGAAGTACGAGTTGGCTGTAAACGCTCCGGTGGCCGGGCCCTGGGGCGAGTTCTGGTTAGGGGTGGTATAGTAAGCGGTAATGGCGCCCAGATTGTTGTTGGGATCTGCCAAGCCCGGGGAAACCTTCCACATGAACTTGATGGTCACATGAAGTGTCGCAGGGTGATCGTTCTTGAAATGCACCTCAGGGCAATCCGTCCACGTGGTAGTGCCCCTGACCCGGAAGCGCGTCCTGACAGCCAATCGTAGGTTTTTCTGGTTGTCGTGTACTAATCCTTCTGGGAACGACAACGACAACCAGAATTCGTCAGGTGCCGTTCTTGTCACGAATCTATGGTAGAACGTCTTGTTGGAGCCAGGATTGGCTTGGTCCCTAACGCGTGTGGTGTTGGTGCTATCGTATATAGGCGCTGACAAGTCCGTATTAGGGGCGACAACGTACCCCTGCCGCTGGATCAGGGTCTGCTGTTGGTACCCTTGGGTGGTTTGCACCGTCACCTCAGGCATAGTTGTCACGTCAACGTCCGAGGCGTATACTGTTCCAAGAAAGTGCTTTCCTGCCAAACCGTACACAGCTTCTACGGTCTCAGTCCTACCAATCAGCTCGACCACTGGCTGGCTGATGAAAGATGGGAACACACGACGATGGCCCAACACGCGAGGCAGGTTGTCCCCTGCTCTCATCGTATTGCCTGTCAATGCCGCGGGCACGACGTTGAAGTCCTGTCCGGGGCCCGTACCCGCAGACACTGGGGTCGACGGCGGTGGTGCCAAAGCAGAATACAGTAGGGCACCTCCCACTGACCCCGCAATTCCGATTGTTGCCGAAACTGCCGAAAACGCAAGCCCAGTCGTCGCCCCGACGAGGGCACCAGCGATTATGGGGGCCGCAACAGCCGCGATCAATATAACTGCCAGCGCCGCGACAGACGCTAGGATCTTACTGCTTCCACCATGTTCCAACCTGACGTGCAGGGAGACTATAATCTCGGAGCCCACTTTAGGACGGACCCTACTCCACCACTCCCGAGGAATCTCCTCTCCGTTGATACAGAGGAACCCGTCATCCTCGAAGTACGCTGGCAAGTTAGGAACTGTCTGGACGATTTCCAGTAGTGATATCCCCTCAGGGGCAGTCCACCGCCTTGGTGCTCCAAGGAGTGGCAGATCTCTCCATACAACGGGGACCGGCATCTACATTAAGTCCTGATGCCTACCGAAGGCTATAATCCTAAACCGAATAGTCGGGTGATCAAGACTCACGTGAACGGAATCTGTTCCCTCCTGGATATGTAACACCTTACCCTGTATGTATATCCCGGCATGAACAGGTGCCCGGTAGAAGCTGTTCTCAGTACGAATGTGACCAGCCATCAATACTATGTCAAAGTTCAAGGGAGGAGGCTCAACTAGTGTCCATGGAGGCTCTTTGCAGTCCTTCCCGAACTCCCTTGCCACCCTAAGCAAGTCCTTAAGGTCGCTCTCATCTACTCCCTTGTAATCCTTCAGCTCCAATCCGAGCTGCTCCTTATATACTGCCTGGATTAGGCTCCAGCACTTGTGTTGCCCCGAGCCAGATCCAAACTGAATCCCTACGTATTTGTTTAGCCAGTTCCCGGACTTCTGAAGGTTAGGCATCGGCGACATAGTAGTCATCGGAACAATCCCGGTGTGTTGTCTTTAGTGCATCGTGACTGAGGCCAGAACTCCTGACTAATGTCCGGAGGGCCGAAAGTCCCCTCTACGGTCGAGGCAGTTATCGTCAGGTCCCACAACTGCAGGTTCTGGGCGATATACTCCTGAGTTGGGGTTCCTATTGGCAGCCTAGAGTTGGAAGACGGATCAATGACTGTGTTCCAGTCAGAGGACGAATACAGCGCTATGTCTATCTTAGGAGGATACTGTAAAGTCCGGAGAGCCTGCCCCATAGATGCGTCGACGTTCTGGACTGTGATCTTACCCCTTGGAGCCTTATCGGAATCCTCCAGGAGCTCGATCTGGAATGGAAATCCAATGAAGACCCTTCCCAGTAAGGTGTAGTTCACTACGTCATTGACCACGTTGATGTCTGCCTCAAAGTAGGGGGAGTAGAATACGGCAAAAATAAGGATTACGTTCGAAGCCCGAGGGGATTCGAAGTCGGATCTAAAGGCTGATGCAAAACTACGCGGCATTGACTGGCAACACTACATATTCGATTGCTACCATACAGACCAGGTGACTCTCTAATGTTCTCATCTGCGGCATTGCAGTGAACTGAGCGGAGATTGCCGCTCCAGATCTGGGATGGAAACCTGCGAAGGCTAGTGCTCCATTCAGGCAGGACAGACGATAGAAGGACTGTAGAGCATCCCAAGCTACGAGGGTCATCGTCCTCTGGTACTTGACAGTCGCTATGACCATCGACGTGCGACGACGGAGCTTCTCTATGCCATACTCCGGCTTCCAACGAACCAGCTCATCCTGATCAGCTTCCTGCAAAGTCCCGATGTCACAGGATGTTGGAACTGCGGCAGGCCATACGGGGGCTGGCATCTTGTTACCTCCTTATGCCGGCTGGCCTAAAGCCATAGCGCCCACCCATGTTCAAATCCAATCTCCCTGTGGACAGAGCTTTCTGAACCTGGGTGATCACCACATTGTACGTATCAAGTCCTCCTGTGGTGTCCTTCTGAACTTGTGCTTCCGTCCCCGGAGGATGGCTGATGTTAATGGTGACAGGCGCCCCGCCCGGAGACTGTCCTCTAGGCGTCACAGTCTCCCCTCGCTGTAAGATGGCGGGATACTCCCCAGCAGAGAGCCCATCATGTAGCCTGGGGGCCCCAGCAAACAGGGCAGAGGGAAAGAACCCTACAGCACCGCTCCCACTACCACCGTGGTAAATGGCAGTCGCTGAGGAGGTCCCTCCAGCAGCCGGGAATCCTGCCGGACCGCCTCCAGGAGCGGCTCCGGGAAGTGCGAATGCTTTTATAATCGACCCAACAATGCCTCCAGGTGCGACACCGCCGACACCGAACGTCTTCATAGTACCTTCGCCAAACAAAGCATTCAAGATCGGTGCAATGACGGTCAACTCGATCAGCTTCTTAATGATCGCGTCAATGACGTTAGTAGCGACCTTAGCCATATCCTGCCAACTCGTCTTGCCCTTCTCCAAGGATGAGATCAGGCCGTCCATGGCTTGGGTCATCCCTGTCTGCAAGAGATCCTTTGCAACCTTCCATGGTTCGATGAAGTTCTTCTCGAACAGCTTAATGTCCGCAATCTTCTTCAGGTCTTCTGCCCACAGCTTGAAGTTCGCATCTATTGTCTTGTCTGTGAATGCCTGTCTGACCCGATCAAAACTGAATCCAGCCTTCTCCAAGGAGTCCCGCATGGATTCGATCTGTTTGTCGATCTTGGCTGTCTCCATAGCCTTCTGCAGTTCGTAAGGTCCTTGACTTACCGCAAGCCACTCCTCTTTCACTCCGGCCAAGGCAGTGTTCAGCTTGTCCGTTGCCTCCTTCATTCGGATCACTGCATCGTTGTCACCAGGCTTAATCCCTGGCATTTCCTTCTCAGCCTTGAGCTGTTGCTGCTTCACCACGAGCAGCTGTATCTCCAGATCCTTGTACTTCTGCACGTCAGTGATCTGCTTTGTCTGCACATTCACCAACGCATCCATTTGACCCTTGATGTTCTCAATCTGCTTCGTGACATCCCCGGCAGATCCCTGCCACTGCTCCAAATAGGTCTTAGGCTTGCCCGCAGCTAGCTTCTCATTGAGCTTCGTAAGTTCGTCCTGAAGGCCCTTAATCTTAGCTGTAGTGCCCGTGAGCTCTGCTTCGGCAGCAGTCTGTAGCTGCTTCACGTTCTCGATCATCTTAACGGTATTGGAGGAGAACCCTTCTTTATTCTTGTTCCATGCATTGATATACGCCTCAATGTCAGGTATACCGGTCAATATCGACGTATTAACCTTCTTGAGTGCTTCGTCAAGGTAGGTGAAACCAATGTAAGCGCCAGCGACAGCAGCCGCCAGCCGAATCAATATCGTAATCGGGGATCCTGCTGCCAGGAGATTCATTGTCGCGATGGCCTTGCCTACCTCAATGATCGCTGCTGCAAGCCTGCCAAACCCTGTGATGATGTAGGAGGCTACTAGGCCAGCAACGGCCGAAGCTGCAACGATCGCTATCTTCGCTACCTTGTCCATATTGGCTGACAAGTAATCCAGGACTTCACGTAACAGGTTGTACGTGCTTATCGCCCTACTAGAGAACCCTACAGCCGCATCCAGAGCAGTATTGAACCTGAACAGAGCGTTGTTGAATCGCTCGTGAGCAGCGACTATGTTGTCGACACGCTGTGCGACGTCGATGCCGTACGCCTTCACTATCTGGTTGATCAGCCGAGGCAATATGACGTCAGATGCTTGTGTCCCAAGCCTTAGGAACTTCTCCAGCGCCGCAACGGTATCGGTGCCTATGGT